ATCTCGGGAACTCAAAGGACCTTTGGAAAGGTCCCTATCGATGGAATGTTTGTTGAAATAAGTGGGTTCCCCCACCTACTGTTATTTTCAACTCAGTCTCTTCATCAATGGAAATTCCCTCTCTATTGGCCTAGTTAGCCAATGGGGAGTATCCCATACTTCAGAACAAACAACCACGTCTCCGATCCGGAAAAAGATCGGAAGCGACGGTAGGCGTAAACCTACCATGGCTGGATGCTCCAAGTTGGATGTTGAAACCTTTGAGTCCCTCTTCTTGCGAAAAGGGTACTTTCTAGGTGAAAACAAACTTGATCGGGTTCTGTTAAGTCTTCTACATCTTCGTGATGTATGCCTCCTAGAGGAGTACCAAGGTTTTTCTTATTTAATAAATGAGAAAAACTTTGGTAAGAAGACAAAACAAGAATCAAAACTAGTGGCGTATCGTTATAAGATTGAGAAACTTGAACCGGATTTTTCCTATTCAAGATTCGCTCTCCGTTACGATGTACCATTAGACACAATCAATGGAATATTTCCCTTGGTTTTTAAAGAACCAAGGTTAGTATTCCACTCTCTAAAACTTTCTTATGCACTTTATCTAACACTAAAGATGTTTCGTTTGAAAAATCTTAAGTGTAATCAACGGGTCCGGAGTAACCTGATGTTACCCCTACCAGATAATCTCTTATCAGCAATTTTCCTTCAAATCTTTTCAGAATTGAAGAAAAAGAACTTATTGGAGTCCCAGTTGATTAAGTGTATAAAGAATTCTCTTTGTCTTTTGGTCTCTAAATCTTTGGATCAGCACGAATTGCCTCAGGGTGACTCGATTGTCTTATTTCCTCCGGATATCTGGAAGGAAGTTCGATCATTCTTGTCACCGGAAGGGCTGATTCGTTTCTGTTTTTCCTGTTTACAATCAAAGGTGTTATGTGAAGAGGTACCTGAGGATTTTATCCTCGATACCTTGATCAAACATCGAGATCAGCTCTCCTCTCCCCATCGCGGTATCTCCCCCGAAGTCTTGGAAAAACTTCGAGAGAGGGGCCGTGAATTCGGGAAGAGGGTGAAGAGATATTATCAATATGATCGTGGGTTTTTTCCCACGAACAAGGCTACCTTTGCCTTTCCTCGGAATCGAGGTGGAGTCAAGGGTGACCTGGTTTATCACGACCATTTGGTGGATCTTCCCGCAGGGGAGGATCCTGATGATCGTGTTGAACCTTTTGTAATAGGTCTCTTCGGGCAACCAGGAAAGGGTAAGAGTTCAGTTTTGTCTAGATTTCTAGCCATCCTGAGTTCTCTCTTTCCCGGTGTAAAAGGAAAAGATTTAGTGTACCAAAGAACCTGCCACGTTGACCATTGGGATGGTTATAGTGGACAACCGATTACTATCTTCGATGACCTTGGTCAGTCGACGGAAGGTAATGACGTTAAGGAATTTCAAACCTTGGTGTCTTGTTGTCCCTATGTCCTCCCAATGGCGGACCTCCGTGAAAAAGGAATGAAATTCTCATCCTCAATTTTAATTACTACTTCCAATATGAGGTATAATCAGGATCTGAACCAAGTCTATAAAAAGAATGGTTCTCCGATCATTGATCAAACTTCATTTTGGAGGCGTTTCCACTATCCGATTACGGTCGAGGACTCCGGTGTTTTTACACTTAAGGAGAAACCTGACTTTACTCGTCGTGGTTCATCGCAAGTAGAGCGATCATGTTATGATGCTCAGGTAAGCGATAGTAATTATTTGACCTTTCCCTCAGCAATGACGGATAGGTTGAGGACAGGATCTTTCCTAGATCACTGGAAGCCCATCAATTTGGTGGATTCGAGGGAGCTTCTCCTTGAGTATTCAAGAAGAAAGCTCTGGCATGAGAATATTCGGAGGAATTGGGTCCAGAAGACTCTAAACCGAGAAGAAAAAGGGGAATCATTAATTCCTCTTCTTCGGACATCGGGTCTCCCTGAGTCAGTCCTGAAAGGACTGGAACAGGGAGGGGTTTCAAGAAAGGGTCTGACCTTTTCTGCTTTTCCACCACCAGGACCGTTACCGGTCAGGGTGGTTCCGATTGTCGAGCCTTTGAAGGTTCGTACAATCACAGCAGGAATTGGTCAAACTTTTTGTTTGAAACCCCTCCAGAGAGCGATGTGGGAGGCCATGGGTGAAGAAAAGCAATTTACTTTAACTCATGGAACGAATAATTTGAACACCGCGGTTAAGCGGTTGTTCGATAATTCGACTCCTAACTCAGTTTGGATTTCTGGCGACTATTCCGCCGCGACGGATTCATTTTCAATTGAAGCTTCGAAAGCCCTTTTACAGGGTATTCTGGAATCAATTGATCATGAACCAACAAAGCGTTGGGCAATGAAGGAGATTTCTCCCCATCTACTTGTCTATCCTGGATCATCGGGTATTAAACCGGTACTTCAGAAAAGTGGACAATTGATGGGTAGTCTCCTCTCATTTCCCTTACTTTGTCTTCTGAACGATTGTACTGCTCGATTTAGTGGTCTCACCCCTGATCAATATTTGATCAATGGTGATGACATTCTTATTCGAGCCCCTAAGGTCTTCTATCCTAAATGGAAGGAACAAGTCGAAAAATTTGGACTTGAGCTCTCATTGGGAAAGAATTATGTACATCCCCATTTTGGAACTGTGAACTCACAGTTAATCCATCATGGAGAAGTCATTTCCTCAGGGAAACAACGCGTTCTAGATCGTCGTTCCGAGATTCTCGGTGAATGCCTTAGGGATTTAGAATTACACATGACAGAAACTCCATCTATGGAAGTTCAGGAGCTCTTTAAATCCGTAAATCGGATGAAACTCTCTCGTACTGTGAGGGACATTGCTGTCCCTGTCAGTCATGGAGGTTTATCCTTTTCATGGGGTAAAGAGGCCCTGACAAAGAAATCGAAGAGGACACAAATATTGTGTTACCTTCATGATCTTTTCCAAAAGATGAAACCTATGTCAGGTTGTCTTTCTATTCCCTACCTTTCGACAAAAGAGAAAACTATAGCTGAAGTTTGCGAACAAGAGAGAGCCTTTAACGAGGTCGTAGACTCCAAGGAGTATCATGAGGACTTTTTGAATGTGACAGATATCTGTCTCGTTCAAAAGCGATGCATGACTCATCCCAAACTAAGGGATACCCTTCTGGGTCAGGATATACGAACCCTGCCGAGTCTCTCCTTTGTTCACACTTATCAGATTCCCTGCTCAGATCACAAGATTAAGAAGGACCTCCAGAAGGAGGTTGATTCTTTATTTCTTGAACGATTTTTCCAGGGAGGACAGGACTTCAGCTATGAAGTTTTTAGAGAAGAATTTCTTCGAAGAATGTCGAATTTGCCAAGTGCCCAAACCACAACTAAACATATCGTTGAGTTGATGGACTTGGACATCAAGGAAGATTTCCTGAAATACGTGAATTTGGATTTTAAATCGAGACCTTTCGACCTTGACCTTTTTAAGAAAGGTTTAGGTGGAGCATTAGCTCCAAAGGAGTTCGATTTACCCGAAATTACGGATTTTGTAGATTTCTCAGAGGAGGTAGTGCAATCCTTCAACGAATTGTTGGAAAGCACTCCTCAATCTGAAGAAATGTACTCAGGTCCTATCTTGAGGCCAGATTCGACATCCACACAAAAGAGGTCCCGGGAAACGAGAGCGGAAGCCAAGAAAAAGGCTAAAGAACTCGTTGCCCGTAAGGTTTGTGATCTATTCCCAAACCAGGGACCTCCAAAGAGTGGGTCTTCGAAGAAAAGCTGATTGTGTACCGATCATATTCAACCGGTGCAGCAATTGTGAGTTGCAGTCTGTCTCTCGTAAGAGGGAC